GGTCCTGTATTGATTGAACGATTACTGCTAAATCACAACTAACTCCTGTTTTTTCGTTTGTGAAATGCCTATGCTCTCTAAAAAAAAGCATATCAGCTTTTGGAACTACTATACCTTTTCCCCAATATCGCCAAGCTTCATCTATACATAGCAGATCACCATACTTTACAATATTTTCTTTATTTTCATAGTCAGGATAAAAATTATTCGGTATTCCGTCTTTTAATTCAATATGAACTATCTTACCTATTTCTTTTGGCTCTAGTGTTGTTGTTTCTAATAAATACTCTACTATTGCTTCATACTTAATGCCATTTATATTAGTTACTACATCTCTACCTGCTTTTAGGGCATTAACTATTACGGATGATACTACTTCATAAGATTTGCCAGATCCCATTAATCCTACATAAGCGTTTATACTCATTTATGCAAATAGTATTCTTTTTAATAAAAATCCCGTGATCGTTGCTGATATTATTATTGAAATTCCTGTGTCTAAAGCGAATAAATTAATAAAATACCATACTCCACTTGGTAAATCTCCGAATACTTGATTAATTTCTGTTATTTCAGGTAGGAATGAGATTATTTTTTCTGTATATATACTTACTAAGTAAAAAATTACTCCTAAGAATAAAAATTTTACTGCCCCTCCTGTAAATATTGAGCTAAATATTAAACCTAACGCACCTCTTAATAATCCCCACATACTATACCTTTATTAATATAATAACCGCCAATACATAATAACCAGCTCTGAATAAATTCCTATAAGTCCAATAATTACTTCCAATTAATTCACAATGTGTATCAAATATATATTCGATATTATTAAATTCGAATATCCCTACTGGGCACTCAGGATTTCCTAAAATTTCATTACTTGTTATATTTAGACTTGGTGTTGTGCTTGGTGTTGGTGTTAAAAATAAATCTTGTTTTTCCTCAAATGGATAATCTATTTCATATCCCAAATAGCAATAAAAAATATCATAATTTATTGAACCATCTCCATTTCTTGTCCAATTACACACATTAGGTAAGTCATAAAGTCCAAAATCTACATAGGCATCATAAAAAGCTGAATTTGTTACTCCTAAATATCTATTATCATTTCCATATCCCGGTAACATATATTCCCTCTGTTCATAATATATTTCGTCCATTAGTGCTTCACAATCTGGTTTCCATATCCGATAACAGATATCCGGATATAAATTGAATTCTGATACATTAAAAGTTTTTAATGTATATATCATTCGAAAATCTTCACCCATATTAAAACTCGTTCCCTGAACTCCCACTCTATTATCATAATAGTTTCTATTGTAAAGTCCGTCGTCAAACAAGTCATCATCACTTATTAATATATCTATTGTATATTCCTGTATGTTTTCAGAATTATTTTTATCCTCGTGGGTTTTATAATAAGGGGCGTATGTTTCGGTTTCTGCTAATAATTCTCTTGGAATTAATAAAAGTAAGAATATATAAATATATTTTTTCATGATCTGATTATTATCATTACTCCTAATATCGTGTAAGCTACAAGCATAATTCCCTGTATTAAATTTCGATATTCCTCTGCATAGTCACAGATTGGATTAAAAGATAATGTTATTGATCCTAAAACATTTATAGGATCACTTGTAGGGCATTCTCCCGGATTATCGAGTAAATCAAAGGTTAAAAAATCTTTTACCGCTGAGGTCAATGTGTTTTTCTCATCTATTTGAAAGGCTTCTGACGGTGTTGAAAATAGTTCACAATTTGTTACATCTCCACCTACTTCACAATTATTTACATTACTATGCTCGGTATTACTATCTGCAGGACTATAATCCGGTGGATTTGTTTCAAAAAATCCCGATACCCACTCAATTATTCCATTTAACCAGCTTTCCGAACCTTGCCCTACTTCTGAACTAGGTGTCGAACTAGGCTCGGAACTTGGTTCGGAACTTGGCTCGGAAGTTATACCTGAATGGAATATACTCGTGCTTAATAATATAATAATTAATAGTTTACGCACTATTTATACCTATAATTAATGCTATTGCACATGCTATTCCTAATCCAAACATCAATAAATAGTAGTATTCGTTCATAATATTTAATAGGGGGGTTTTCACCCCCTTTTTTTTAAGCAGATTTGATTGCTTTAGCGATAAATTGATAGGCTTTATATACTATATATACGCCTAAAACAACTCCACCTACTGTCATAATACCAGTTTGCACAGTTGAAAAATCAACTGCATCGGTTAAGGTAGTGACATCTGGCGGAGCTGCATTCGCAACAGCTAATAAACCTAATGTTAGTAAACTTAAAAGTTTATTCATTGCTTACTCCTTTTACAACCTAAACGGTAGGTCACCGATTTAGTCCTCACAACTAAATACTTCGCCACTACGCTTCTTTCACCACTTTTAATATAAATCCTATTCCTAACCCTAATAACCAAAAACTTAATATGCTTGTTAGGCTAAATGCAAAATATTTGCCTGCCAATGTAAAGTCAAATTCGCTTTGATAATTTCTCTCTATTTTTTCTAATTCATCTACTTGATAATTTGTTATTCTGTATAAATCATAATATGCCCATTGCACAACATCATTAACTTCTAATATATCTACTTCCTCATTATTTCTTAAACATTTTTTTACTCGCCAACTACTTCCAATAGCACCATAGAAATTATTTATATTTACTTTTAATGCATAACAAGTGTTATTACTTATTATTACTTCTCTTAATCCATTCCCATTTCTTGACATCTTTACTAAGTAATCAGCATTTGCGGTATTAAATATAAATAATGACAGAAACACCAAAAACTGCCATATTTTTATGTGTTTTTTGGGTAGTGGCATTTAGTCTTTTAATATTTTGATTATTGACTTATCGTCATAATTCCTGAAAATTTGACTATTCTTTGCGTATTCGTCAATTCCAATTAAAACTTCTTTGTTCATTACCTTTTTTATTCTTTCGATGTTTTCAGGCGATATTCTGAAAAAATCATTTATTTTGATCCTTTGTGTATTATCACCCTCATTTATAAGCTCTTGAAATTGAGCTACTGTATCGCCCCCAAATATCTCGCCTGTTCTAGGGCTAACTATCCTCTTTGTTATAAAAATATTAATGAATTTTCCTTCAAGTTTCATAATTTACTCCTAAGCCACCTTTCGCATTGTTTCTAAATACCAGTCTGGCGCCAAAAGGGGCTCTATCTTAATAATTTCACGCCTTACTGATTTTCCCTTGATATAAGGGATTGAAATATCTATACCGTGTTTTAGTAAATTTCTTCTTAACCTGTAATATTGGGCTTTGCTATATATTTCTCGCAAAGATATACCTGATAACCACATCCCATATGTTTTTAACTCGGTCTTTGTCATTTGTATATCTTGATCTACTTCTATCGCTCTTTCTACGATTATTTCATTGAATTTTTTTCTAAATGCGTTTTCTATCTTTTTTTGATTTATATTTCCTAAATAAGAAATACCATTCTCTTTTAGATATTGGCTTCTTAATCTTGCTTCAAACCTTACTATCCCTTTGCTATATGTATAATCTAATACATCTTGATCTTGTTTCTTTATGTGTTTTTCCATTTCGATTAATTTATTGTAAATAGTTACTGAAATATATCTACTGCCCATTCCTATTACTACACTATGTCCATCGGGCATTACTCGGTTTTTCAATCTGCCATAGTGTTGATTTCCTAAAAAACTAAAAAATTTGTTTATATTGCTTTGATTGCCTAATCCTATGTTGCAGGTTACATCTAATCTCGTTATCTTTGCACCGGTGAATACTATTTCGTTCTTGTAATAATAAGATTTTCCTGATGTAAATAAAGGTAAATTCAGTTTCCTCATTATTTTGTTACAAATTTCAATGGTCTTATCTATATCAAAATTGAATAGGTTATCTATTCGGTTCATTCTTCCTACATTTCCCGAAAGCTCCACCGTATTTGCGTTACATCTAACCATTACTTTGGTTTCGTATGATCCCTCAATCTTTAAATATTTGTCGATTTTTTGCTCTATTGAACCGTCATTTTTTATAATTAATATGCTTCCATTGTTAATTACCGGTAAATCCTCTGGATGTGTCTGTTTTATTGTTATCCAGTCAATAAATATATCACTCTTCATACTTATTAAGTCTCATAAATGAGACTAACTTGCAGTGTTACTTAAGCAAGTTAGCTTTAATTAAAAAATGGCGAAAATTGATGAAGCAAAAATTTTTGGTTAAACAAAAATTTTTGCCCCAATTTTCGCCCGGATTAATTCCTATCATCTGCCTACTAACCTTACGTATCTCATCGAACGCATTATTATTCTCAATACTCTAAATGCCTTGTAAAGTATTGGCCTCATTGATTTTTTTTTTGAAAATACGATCTTTTGTTGTTGTTTATACCCGCATTGACATACATATGTCGTGTATTTATGACCCTCGTATACTTGATATACCTTTCCGCACTCTTTACATTTTCTATAACTATTTTTTTGAAGTTGCATTTTATTAATAAAATTATATTATAATTTTCGTAACGATATAAATATTACTATAAATTTTGTAACTTGTCAATACTATTTTTTTTTAGTAAAATATTTACAATTATTTTTATACTGAATTTATTATGAAAAGTCTAGATAAAGCTTATAACATTTGTAATAATAATTGGAGTGAAGTTGGAAGATATATCAACTGTAGTCTAATAAGAATTATCCAAGCAAACAAAAAACAAGTTGCTTTACCTGAAGAAAGCGTTTATTTATTAGCTAATTTTATTAATGAAGACTTTAAAAAGGTTTGGGCTGAAAATAATCTTTTAAAACCTAAAAATAGAAATAGCTTATACTACTCAAATTTCTATAATAAGATAATAAACGCTTGTATGATATTCGTTCCTCTCAATGTTATACCTGTCAATAATTTTTTGACATCTACTACCCTACAACACGCTTCAAATCTAACTAGCTTGTTCAACGCAATAAGTATTATGTTAAGTTCAATTAAATCATCAATAAATATAATATGCCAAAATATTAGGTATTATATATTACCAAAATATACCCCCGCCTCGCCTATTTTTGATTATAAATAAAAAAAAGAGACTTCGGGCTAACGCCAAGTCAAGCCACAAGGGCTTGACTTTCCCTTTTTTTTATTTTTTTTTGACTAGACGGCGAAGCGGGAGAATATATTTGATATTATTAAATTTTACCTAATATTTAGAATGTGATTTAATCCGGCTCAGCAAAAGAATATAGGATTATGGTAGTAATTAAAAACCTCGATTAAATATGAAAAACCTCGTTGACTTTATGGATAATCAATTTTCAATTTATGTATTTTGATATTGAATAACCTTTTTTTCGATTACAAGCTCTAATTATAAATCTCATCGTCTTATCCCCTGCTCCTAACTTCTTGATCTCATTTTTTATTTTTTTAGCTTTTCGATAAAACATCCTCTTTCTTGCTTTTTGTATTATTCTGCAGTTGTATTTTATAAACCAATAAATATTATATAGTTCGTGTATTCTTTCTTTTATACTCATATTATTATTTTTTTTACTGTTAACATTATTATCAATTCGGTGTTCTCTTTTAGTTTCTTATCATTTATTGGAATAAACCCTAATAACTTCGTTTTTATATTGTTTTCTTTTTCATTGTTTAACCCCCCTATCAAAATAATCTCATTTTCATTCAACTGAATATCGGTTTTTATCTTTCTTTTAATCAAAGTTGGAGTATTATTTACTCCATTCTTTGTTTCTTTAAAATAACTTACCTCTAAATCAATATTTAGATTGATTATCTTACTTATTATCGGTTTTACTTTTAATATTATTCCTGCTTCTTTATAGTCAACTGATTGTTTGCTACTTCCATTTTCAGTTACGATTGATGACAAAATAGGCGTTTCTGTTCCACTTATTAGATTTGCCATTTGTCCGTGTGATACTCTTATCACCGGTGAACTTAGTGTTTTGAAATTTGAATTACTACTTATTGAACTTGCTATTGCTTCAATATTATTAATACTTGTTAATTTTATAAAATTGCTGTTTACAATTCCTATTTGTGAGGTTAATAAATATCCTGAACCCTTGATTATCTTGCCAATTACCGATATTGCACTTTCTTTGTCATTTACTTTACTATATTCATAAATTTTTGCGTTTACAAGTATTTCCTTTTTCGGTATATCTATTTGTTCTAATACCTCTTTCAATCTTGATATATCGTATTTTGAACCACTATAAACTAATAAATCAGTTACTACGTCAATATTTGAATATGCGTTTGATCCTTTGGATTTGTCACTATCATAATTTGTCATCGATGAACTTTGATTGCCCCTGATGTTATTAAATTTGCCCACAAAGGAACTTCTTAACATATTTGATAGATAACTAACTTTTCGATATTTGGGCTCATATATGAATATATTTGGACGATCTGGAGACATATCTCGAATTACTGTTACTCCATTGATTAAATGTCTATCTAGTCCGTTTTCATACAAAACTTGATCTAATATGTTAATCATCATTGAATAATTTGATTTTTCAACTGATATAGTTATGCTTTTATCTTTTAATTGTGCAGCTATTACATATGGCCTTTTTTCAATCGTTCCATAATAGATTTCAAGAAATTGTTCCAGTGGCATATCTTTAAAAAATATGCCTTTGTCTTTTGCGTAAATTGGATAACTAATTAAAAATAATACTATTATTTTCGTAGTCAATTTTTGTGAAAAATTCATTATCGTTTATGTTTTTTTGTTTCAATACTACTTTTCCTTTAGGCGTTTTGATAAATATTTTGTAGTCGCAATCATCTTTCTTTTTGCAGTTTTTTTCATAGCCTAATATATATGTATTTCTCTTTTGATAATCCTCTATTACATCTCCTATCATTTCATCATTTAATGCACTTGGTAAACTTACTCTTTTTTGTTTAAATTCCTCATACTTCTTTTTATTTATTTCTATTCTTTTTTCTTTTTGTGGTGCCGGATTAAATATTTTGTAGCTTAGCGGTATCAAAGTCAATAATAGAACAATACCTAAGAACAGCGGAATTAAAAACTTTTTTGTTTTAAATATATTTTGTCTATCATCAATTTGTAACTCTTTTCCCTTTGTGCCTACATATGAGCTATATAATTCAAATATTCTTTTATCATATTTCTTTATTATTGTATTTAGTGGTTTTTTTCTTAAGTTGCTACCCTCATATATCTCTAATTTATAGTTAGTATTTCTACCAATTGTTTTTAATTTGTGTGTCCTAAATGTCATCTCAATTACATTTCTTAAACTTAAATTCA